ATAGAAGTTAAAACAAATTATAGCGCCACGATTACAGAAGCAAATAAAGAAGCGGCGTTTAACTGGCTTCGTCAAAATGGACTAGGGGATATAATCAAAAATGAGATATCCGTATCCTTTGGTCGCAACGAAGATAACAAGGCGGCTGATTATGCCGAACTTGCGAAGGGTCAAGGGTTTCAACCGACACAAAAGTTGAAGGTTGAACCTATGACTCTGAAAGCGTTAGTCCGTGAACGTATTGAGGCAGGTAAAGAAATGCCAACGGAACTTTTCAACATATATGTTGGAAACAAAACAACAATAAAAAGGAAACAATAAACATGGAACAATTAGCAAAAAAAGAAAATGCAGGTGCATTAGCAGTCAACTTGTTTGAAGCTGACGCACATGCGGGTACTCAAAATATGTCGCAAGAAGATCTTGCGTTACCATTTTTGAAAGTATTAGGACAACTATCTCCCGAAGTTAATAAAAGAGACGGGAAATATGTCGAGGGCGCAAGTCCAGGCATGATCTTAAACACTGTAACAAACGAAGTGTTTGACGGTGAAAAGGGGATAGATGTTTTGCCAGTATTTTACAAAAGACAATTAGTAGAATGGCAAGATAGAGGTGAGAGCAAAGGTGCACCTGTAGCAATACACGATGCAAGCAGTGATATAATGAGTAAGACTACAAGAGATAAATCTTACAAAGATAGATTACCAAATGGTAACTATATAGAAAACACTGCAAATCACTTTGTAATTTTATTATCAAAAAGCCCAACAACAGCTTTGATTTCTATGAAGGCAACACAATTAAAAGTTAGCCGTAAATGGAATTCAATGATGATGGGAATAAAAATGCAAGGTAAAAACGGTTTATTCACACCGCCAACATACAGCCACATTTACAAACTAAAAACAGTTCAAATGTCTAATGACAAAGGAACTTGGTTTGGTTGGGATGTATCTATGGTTGGTCCTATCCAAGATAAAGCAGTTTATGAAATAGCTAAAAATTTTGCTGAAAGCGTAAGCAGAGGCGAAGTTCAAGCTAAACACGAAACTGAAGAAGCTCCAAAAGCTAGGAAAATAAATTTATAAGTTCCTGTGCAGGACAACCGAGGCGGCGGAGGGAGACTGATGCCGCCTCATTTTTGGATATATGAATATAGTGAACGAAAGAGCTCCAAATAGTTATGATCAATGGATTGATCTAGGACGAAGAATTATACCTTGTCTTAAAGGTACACCAGAAATAAAAAAATGGAGTGATCCTAATTTAGAAGTTACAAAAGAAGAATGGAAAACTAAATATCAACACAGTGCAATCGCATTAAGATTAGATGAAGATGTAGACTTTGATATTGATAATCCATTAGTAAAAAGATTTATAGAAAAATACATAAAATCGTGCGGTGCCATATCAGGCAGACCAACTAATCCATCAAGTCATTATTGGTGGAAAGGAAAATTAAATTACGCAAAGTTTGCATTACCAAAACAATTTGAAGAAATATATAAAAAATACCCTCACGGCGCCACTCTTTGTGAGATAAGAAGTGGTAATGGTTTTTATACAATAGTTCCTAAATCTTTACATAGTAAAGCAAATGAATACGTACAATGGGAAAAGTACGAAGACATAAAACATTACCCTGGAGATTTAAATGCTGACTTAAGAAAAGTTGCATTATCTACTGCCTTATCTATTTTATACGCACCACAAGGAAACAGAGATGAGTATTGTACGGCCATAGCAGGAATTTTAAATAAACATACAGAATGGACAGAACAAGAAATAAATGAATTTATTTTTAATATTGCTGAAGTATCAGATGATAACGAAGCACAAGAAAGATCTAAAAAAGGAACTACAACTAAAAAAAGTGGCAAAGCATTTGGTATGCCTAAAATTGCACAGATATGGAATTGTGATGTTAAAACTGTGGCAGAAATATTTAGTTGGATTGGAATTAAATATGAAACGGTACAAGGAGCAGGAGCAATAGGGGAGATAATAGAATACTCTGTAGATAGATATGAAGTACAGGTTTTTAGTAATAAAGATGGTGAGGTTCAAGAAGTAAAAGTTTTAGTAGATGGTCCAACTTTATTAAAAGCAAATTTATTTTACGATGAAGTAATTAGAAAAGCACAAGTATGGTTACCAAAAATGAAACCAGCTGATTACGAAAAGATAATGAAAATTAAATTTGATCAAAGAAAGAAAGCTGATTTAAATGATTACATAGCTGACGAAGATGCAAGTGAAGATAAAAAATTTGTAAAACATTTTATGCAGTATTTAGTTAGAGATAGAGCTTATTTAGATAAGAAAGAATTATTTGAATACAAACTACCTTTCTATGATAAAAATTTAAATCAATTACATTTCAATATAGATAAATTTGAAGATTATTTAGAATCAAAAAAAATAAATATAAAACGAGTAGATTTAATTAAAAAAATTAAAGATGTATTTAAAGGTAGAAAGGTAAACGGTAAATACAAAGGAGAGTCTTGTATATCCTGGGTTATAGAGAATCCTAGTAACTGGGTAAACCTTGAAACAGAAGAAATTATAATGGAAGCTGAAGATGCAGAAATAGTTGAGGAGGTTAAACAAATAACGAATGAATCCTAAATTTATAGCAGGTCCACCAGGTACAGGTAAAACTCATGAGTTCATTACACAAAAATATGAAGAGTTATTTAAATTGTACGGTCATGAAAGAATAGTTGTTTTATCTCACACTAATGTTGCTGCAGATCAAATTAGAGAGGCAATAGCAGAACTTAAACCAGTTAAAGAAAAAGGAATAAAAGATTCTGATTTAGAAGATTACATTTGTACAATTCATTCTTATTGTAAAAATAAATTAGTTAGTAAGGATGTATTTGATACTCAAGATCATGAAAATTTAGTTATGATTGATTCTTTATTTAACAAAGTAAAGATAAATAAAAATGAAGATGTTTTTAAAAAACACGGTTTTTATAAATTTTTAAATGATGCACACAGTCACGGCTATCACGATAAATTAAATCAATTCTATTATAGAAGAGAAACAGATCGAGATGCTTATAACCCTTACAGTTTAAAAAGTATTAAAGCTTTAAAAGATAAATATGAAAAATATAAAAAAGATCAAAACCTTTTTGACTTTATGGATATGATTCAAGAATTTATACATAAAGCTAAAGCTCCTGACATAGATGCTTTAATAGTAGATGAGGCACAGGATAGTAACAAACCACAAATTAAAGCATTAGAGAAGATGTCTACTAATGTTAAGGATGGGCATTACTATATGATAGGCGATGCAGATCAAACCATATTTGAATTTGCAGGTTCTGATCCAGAATACTTTCATAAAATATCTAAAAAACCAGAAGTAGAATTAGAAAATGGAAAAAGATGTGGTGAAGCTATAAATACTTTATGTAAAAAAATTATTAGTCCAGTATGGAAACATTACGGTTATACTAGAAAATGGTTACCTGCTGTCTATACTGATAAACATTTAAAAGAAAATAAAATTGAAAAAGGATTTAAAGTTGGAGATGTTATAAAAGGAAGAGGTTACTATTTGCCTAATTTAAATTCATCAAGCGCATTAGATATTTTATTAGACAAGATAAACAATACTAATCAAACTTTCTTATTTACTTATAGACAAACACCAGGAGATAAAAGAATTATAGATTTCTTTAAACAAAAAGGAATAGAGTTTAGTCACGTAAAACATTCTGATTTTGTTTCTAAAAAAGAATTAACTTGCCATTTTGTATGGCCAGATTTTGTAAACGGAAAACCTATTGAACTATCTCAAATAAAAAATTTTTGGGATTATATGGGTAGTAAAGCCATTGTGAGGGGTAAATCAAAAAAGAAGAAACCTTTCGAAGATTGGATTAAAAAAGAATATACAATAGATCATTTAATACAAATAAATTATCTACATGCTGACATTAAAAAGTATAAAAGTTTTGATCAAGTTAGAATAAACACTGACAAAGAAAGATTAATTTATATAAATAAATTAATAAAGAAAGGACCTAACTCTGAAAAAGAAATTAGGGTTAAGTATGGCAACATACACGATGTAAAAGGTTTAACATTTGACAATGTTATTGTTGATGAAAGTTTATATCGAGATGATGAACCTTTCTTTGTTCAATTAAGATTAAAGTATACTGCATACAGCAGGGGTATCTTTGATTATTGGACATTATGTTCAGAAACAACAAAAAAATTAGGAGGAAAAAATGGATCCATATAAAAAACAAATTGGGGGTGCTCATTACCAAATGAAAATTCAACCGAGTGAATTTATAAATCACAACAGGTTGCTTTTTGCTGAAGGGAACGCTATAAAGTACATAGTGAGACATTCTAAAAAAAACGGGAAAGAAGATTTAGAGAAAGCTAAACATTACATAGATATGATCATTGATCGAGATTACTCTAATGAAAAAAAAGAATCTTGGATTGATGGATACAAAAAATGGAAAAAAAGTTTGTAATGTGTATCAAATGTAAAAAGAAAAAAATTGCATTTGACTGTGAATACATGTGCAAAAAATGTTATAAAAAAAGGAGAAAAAGTGAAGATTAAAGTAACTGACACAATAAAAGAACACGCTGATTTAACTACTCAAGCCATAAATTTTGGTCAAAGAAGAGCAGGTTTTAATGGAACAAGAGATCAGCAAATGACGGGAATCATTGGAGAATTAATAATCTATCAAGTATTAGGTTTACCTTTTCCAACTTACGAAACATACACGCCAACAGATATTGAAATAAATGGTAACAAAATAGATATAAAAACTAGAAGGTCTGCTAGTTCTTTTATGCGACCAGGTTGGGTACACAACTTAACTAAATTTCAAATTGAACATTTAGTTCCTTACATCTTATTTAATAATTATAACGCTGCTGAAAGTACTATGGAAATTGATGGCTGGCTTCCTAAAAAAACTATTATTGAAAATATGGATAAATGGTTAAAGAAACAAGGTGGTAGTAGTATGAGAGATGATGGAACTGTTTTAAGAATGAAAACAAATAACATAGAAATACCTACGGAAGCTTTAATAAAAATAAACTCTGTAGAAGATATAAGGAATATAAAATAATGTATAAACTTTGTTTAGTAGACATAACTTTGATTATGGCAATATGTTTAACATATTACATGATAGGCATATAAATGTGTACAGCACCTAGAATAGAAGATTTAGATTTAGAGGGCGTTGATACGGTAGCCGTTGACTTGGAAACATACGATCCAAACTTAAAGAAACTTGGATCAGGGGCCATCAGGGGTGACGGTTTTGTTTGC